GCTCCTCAGCTGTTAACGGACGCGGCGAAGTTCGCCAGATAGGTGTCGGTGATGCGCTGGCGCAGGGTCAAATCTTCCAGCGGCGGAACCGGCGTATAGTCGTAGTCGATAAAGAGCTTGCCCGCCTTCAGGCTGTCTTTGTCGTTGGCGCTCTCGTCGTACCAGGCGGACGCGCCCAGCAGATAACCGGCGCTGACCATTTCGCGGAACTTGGCGTTGATGCCCGCGATAATCTCGCGCACCAGTACCGGCGTCAGCGGCTTGTCGACCGCCCACATATGCCCCTCGGCCATCGTGTCGGCCAGCACCTGCGCGGTGCGGGTGTAGTTCTCGAAGGCGAAAAGCGGATCGTCGCTGCAAGTGCGGTTGCCCCAGAAGCGGAAACCGTCTTTTCGGATCAGCGTGGTGACGTCCGCCTCGTTGAGGAGGTCGGCGTCGGTGCCGGTCTGCTGCAGATCCCAGAACACCGACGCGGAGATACCGGTCACGCCGTTAACGCCGACGTTAGACAGGGTTTTGTGCCAGCCCGTGTCGTTGTCGATTTTGGCGCGCAGGCCCAGCGCGCGCGCGGTGGCGTATGCGGTATCGGATTTGCTGGTCGTAGTGTTCCAGGCGAGGAAGTCCGGCCAGATCACCATTACTTCGCGCTGGCTGAAGTTCTGGCGATACAGGCGGGCGTCGGAAATGGTTTTGCACTCCCACGCCGAGACGTAGGCGAAGGCGCGCAGCTGCTGCGCGATGCTCGCGAGCGCGGTTGCCACTTCCAGTGAATCCAGTCCCGGCACGCCGAGAATACGCGGCTTGACGTCGAGCTGGGTCTGCGCGGCAAGCAGCGCTTTCATGCCGGTATACTGGCCGTTTTCATCCGTGCCGCCAATGATGTTAGAGATGGTTTCGGCCTCGTCGGCACCTTCCGCCACGCGTACCACGACGGTGACGGGCTTCGACTGGTCGGCGATGGCCTGCAGCGCGGCGGCGAGCGTGCCTTTCACGCCTGCCTTACCGACCGCGCCCTGCACGTTGGTGATGAGCACCGGCGTGTTAAGCGGGAAGGTTGCCGCGTCCGCGTCCTGCGCGGTGCAGACCATGCCCACGATTGCGGTTGATACGGTGGAGATGGTGCGCGTGCCGTCGTTGATTTCGACGACGCGGACACCGTGATGATAATCTGCCATCTGTTGCACTCCTGATTGAAGGTGTGCTCAGGGTGTCAGGTCAGGCGGGGCGACGCATGCGGTTGCGGTTTGCTGGAAGATCAGCGGACAAAAGAAAAGCCCCGGAGGGCTTTATCTTTACTCAGGCTTTTCCGGCCAGCTGATATCTGGCGCGGCCGTGACGTCGGTTTTCTGCACGGCCTGTATGTATTTCATCCACGCCGTGAGCGAATCTTTGTCTGCGTCGGTGATAATGCCGAGTAAGAGCTGCGTCTGCCACGCCTGTGTAATGCCGTTCGCCTCGCTGATGAGTGACGCTTTCTGCTTCACAGCCTCGCTTACGGCTGCATCCTGCTGCGCATCGGTATCCGTCACCCACTTTTCCCCGTCCCACTGGTCATAGATGCTTGCGGGCGCAAGTGGCGTTGTATCTGCCGGATAATCTCCCGGCTGAGCGATAACGGACGCCGTGCCGTCAGCAATGGAATAAACCGTTTCGCCGCGATGATCGGCTAAGGTCTGCCAGGTGCCATTACTGTAAACGGCCACACTTCCCGCCTCTGTCTGCGGCGGGGCTTCAGCACTGGCGCAGGCTGGAAGCCCCACGCCCTGCGGCAGATACTCATCAGTTGAGCCGGTAAACTCGCCAGTCAGGCTGTCAAAGTTGTAGACCGTCAGCGTGCCGGATGCTTTCGCAAGACCGTTATTATCAAACGTAACTTTAGCCATTATGCGGCCCTCACAATGTAATTAAACGCCACGTTGCGCGGGCGGGTTTCGGTGCCGCCGTTTGCTGTCGTCGCGTATTTGGTATTAACCGCCCCGTTGTAGGATGTAGATGACTGATCTGCTCCAATAGCATTGTCTGTAGACAGCAACCGGTCCCCTTGCTTGTCATTAGGCGTCAGAACACTGGTGCCATAGGCGTCAAATGCGGGTACGTTATGCGCATGGCTGGCATACATATGCGCCTGTGCGCTGAGGATTGCGCGCCCACTGTCAACACCGCGTCCGTCATCCCAGCCCCTGATAAATTCGCCTCGCAGGTCGGGCAATACCAGCCCCGGATAAGCCTTTGCCAGTGCCGGGTAAGCCGTTGCGCTGAAAGATGCCCCGTTACACTTGAGCCAACCAGTTGGAGGCGTGGCGGTCGGCCACGGCACGGGAATGCCGACCGGCATAGCCGAACCGTCCTGACCCAACAAATACTGACTGTGCGGATTGGCGGCCTTCAGGTGTACGGCCAGCAGGCTGTCAGCGTAAGCCTTAACTTCGATCACGGCGTTGTCGACATACTGTCGGGTCGCCAGCACAACAGCCGGATCTATCTTGAGCGTAACCGCGCTGGTACTGTTCACAATCAGAATCATACGCACGGTTTGCGTGCGGCCGCTGCCTTCGGCCAGCTGCGGCTTGTACGTTTCCGCGCAGTTCGCCACGGCAAGCAGCACGCCGTCGGCGTCATACAGGCCGATTTCCCGGATCCAGAAACCGCCCTCGCTTTCGGGAATAATCTGCTCGGCGATAATCTGGCTGCTGTTCGCCGCGTCTACGGTAAGGGAATTGAGCTGCGCGCGGCGCTTCTCGCCGATGAGCTTTGTCTGCGCTGGGTCAGGTGTTGGCAGCGTGCCGCCGCCGTCCCCAACGGCCATAGAGGTGATATTCACTTTCGTGCCGAGCGCGGCGGCGTTCGCCAGCTTAGCCGCGCCCTGGTTGGTCAGCAGGGCAAAATATTTAGTCGTCATGCGCTCACTTCCGTCAGGTCAATAAGATGCACCGCCACGCCGGAATAAGCCGGCCCGCCGACGCTGATAAGTTCAGGGGTGTAGGGATAAACAGTCAGCTCGTCGCCGCTGTAGCTGGCAACGGCAACCGGCAGCACGCCGTTCGCGTCAAGGTTGATAGACAGCCCGATGAGGTGACGGCTGCACGGCTTCGCATCGGCTATCAGGCGCTCCAGCTCGTTATACATCTCCTCGGTAATGCCGGTATCCAGCACGCCGACGTCAAGCCGGAACGTGCCTGGCGCCTCGCTGGTTTTCCACCACTCGATGACCCGGATCAGATAGCCGAGCGGCTCGACAACGCGGCGGATCGCGCCAATTGTCCCCTTGTGTCGGTGCACGTACTGCGAAGCAGAAACCACGGCGCGCTTTGTCGATTCGCTCCAGGCTGAATCCCAGCGGTCAACCGACCATGCCCACGCCAGATAGGGCAGCAGCGCCACCGGGCAGGTTTGCGGGTTCCACAGCTGGCGCAGCGGCACGTTCATGGCGCCGAGGCTCGCCAGCGCCTCGGCGGCGGCAACCTCAAGCGCTGACGAGCCGGTCGGCAGCAGACGATCACTCATCCGAGCCTCCCACGGTCAGCGTATAGCCGGTACAGTAGGCCGCCTGCGTTTTATCCAGCACCACGTCAGCAGTCGGCTTAATCAGGTTGACGCGCTGCACGCCTTCAACGTGCATGGCGGCATACAGCGCCGAGAGGCGAATATCCCGGCCGAGGCGCTTCTGCGCGGTAACGTAGGCGGCGAGCTTTGCCTCAGAGGCGGCGCGGATGGGTTCCGCCTCCGGCCCTGGATAGAGATAAAGCTCAGCGTCGATTTCGTAGTTCACGATCTGCGCCGACTGCACGCTCACCCGGTCGGCTACCGGCCGCACGTCCTCGTCGTTAAGCGCGGCGCTCACTACGGCCAGCAGGTCGTCACCGGCGGCGCCGTTGCCCTCGCGGGCGAGCACGGTCACGGTCACGACGGCGGGCGACGGGCTGATGGCGGAGGCGTCAGCCACGCGGCCGTCGGCGCTTTTGGCGTGGTACTCATAGGCGCCGGTCGGCCCGGCCACGCTCAGCCCTTCAAAGGCGGCGGCGATGCGCAGCCGGAAATCGTCGTTACTTTCCATCACGGCGGCCGTCGGCGGAATGGTCGTATCGTCTGCCGGGGTAATAATCAGGCGGGAAACGCCATTGTTTGCGCCGAGCTGGTCAAGGTCGCCATCCAGCGCATACGCCACCATATTGGCCTTTGCCGCCTCGTTGATGCGCTGGCGCAGGATCAGCTCGCGATAGGC